ATTTAAAAACAATGACATACGCACGAATAGATACAAACCACAAAGAAATAGTTAAGGCATTACGAGATGCTGGTGCTACTGTGGTATCACTTGCCGCAATGAAGCACGGTTGCCCTGACCTGCTTGTTGGTTATGCTGGAGAAACCGTATTAATGGAAATTAAACGGGATGCTAAAGCCAAGTTTACACCTGACCAACTAGACTTTTTAGGTAAATGGAAAGGTGGTGCAATAAGCCGTGTAGATAGCGTAGAAGCCGCAATTAGAGCACTAGGTATTACTAGAAAAGTGTTATAAAATACATTAAAAGGAGCGTATTATGGAAAAGTCGATGGCATTATTCCTAGCAACATTGCTACATTCGGGGACTAATACCCATTTTTTCCATTGGGCTACCAAGTCTTACGCTAAACATAAAGCACTTGGCCATTTTTACGAAGCCATTATTGAGCACACCGATGCTCTAGCCGAGTGTTATTTTGGTTGTTATGGTCAGATTACTGAATATCCTGCCACCTATCACCAGCCAAAAGAGCCACTAGCTTACCTACAATCCTTAAAGGCGTTTGTTAAAGATGCCCGTCAGGACTTGCCGCAAGACCCTGAAATCTGCCAGCTTATCGACAATATCGCACAAGAGATTGACACAACCATTTACTTGCTTAAATTTAAGGCATAACTGTGGATTCTTATAACCAAAAATCGTTTAATTTACCCGAAGGTGAAGCGGATGAAGGTTATAAACTTGCCCAAATGCTACGCAATATACAGTTAAGTGGCATGGGAGTGGATGTAGGCAAGGCTGGAACAATGATGCAAGGCCGTGCTGGTTACCAGTTTGATCCCAATGAATCAGGCAACAGCTTGGGCGTAGGTGTATCAGGACAGCGTTTTGCCAACAATAAATACAACATTCCTGCCGTCATAAACGGTGTTGATGTTAGCTACGGTGGCCCTAGCCAAAGCATTTCTGCTGGTTATTACCCAAATAAATCACAATTTATGGGTGAGCCAATGGGTAAAGGCGGTGTAAGTTTAATGTATAGAAAATCATTTGATTAAGGAATAATCATGCCGTTGGATAAATCAGGGTCAGCCGAATCTATCGGCAAGAACATCAAAGCTGAAGTTAAAGCTGGTAAGCCTAAAAAACAGGCACTTGCTATTGCCCTTAATACTGAGCGTGAATACGCTAAAGGTGACCGCAAAGCTAAATTAGAGGATGCTTACGCCCAATACATTGAGGAAAAGGCTTGAGCCGTCAAGATGACATCCGTGCCGCAGTAGAGAAGCACGATAAACCCATAGCCAAGACCACTAAAGGTAAGGGTCGGCATTATCAGTCAGTAGAAGAAGGTGCAGGAATGACCGAAGTTGGTCGTAAAGCGTATAACGCAAAGAATGGAAGTGATTTAAAAGCACCCCAATCAAGTGGCCCAAGACACGATAGTTTTTGTGCAAGGTCAGCAGGATGGAATGGGGAACGAGGAAAAGCGGCAAGAGCAAGGTGGAAATGTTAATGAGCGGACTATACGAAAATATCCATAAAAAGAGGGCTAGGATCAAGGCTGGTTCAGGCGAAAAGATGGCTACAAAGGCTTCTGAAGGCCGCCCATCAGCACAAGACTTTAAAGATGCCGCTAAGACTGCTAAGCCTACACGCAGAGAAACAATTGAATCTAAGATGAAGGATATGTAATGGTTAAGATGATTCCACCCACCCCTATGAGCCGCAAGTATAAAAAAGAAGATGCAATGCTACGCCCTCATGTCGAATCCACGCTAGAGAAGAACCAGCGTGAACGATTAGAGCGTAGATCCGCTATTGCTGACAAACTCAAAGACTTGGATAAAGAAGTCAAGTAAGTTGCAGTAAAGCAACAAAGGCAGTAGAATTAACTTATCTTAATCAACCACTTGGATAAGGTATGGATTCTAAAGTAGATCAAACTAGAAAAAAGACAGGCGGTCGCTCTGTGGGTACGCCTAATAAGTCCACAGCACTCGCTAGAGAAGCGATCGCTAAGTTCGTGGATGGGAATAGCCACAAGCTACAAGAATGGCTTGATGACATCGCTACGAATGAAAAGCTAGGGCCAAAGGTAGCCTTTGATTGCTTTATGCAAGTAGCTGAATACCATGTCCCTAAACTAGCTAGAACAGAACAAGTCGGTGATGCTACAGCACCTATAACTCACATCTACAAATGGCAAGATGACTGAGGTAGTCCATGAGTTTGAATACAAGGCACGGACAGCATTTAAAGACTTCCATAACAGGAAACAACGCTGGGCTGTCCTAGTCTGTCACCGAAGGGCTGGCAAGACTGTAGCTAGTATTAATGACCTGATACGCAGGGCTATAAAAGAAGAAAAGCCTGATGGCAGGTACTTTTACCTATGTCCACTTTACTCACAGGCTAAGTCAGTAGCTTGGGACTATTTGCTCCGCTTCTCTGCACCTGCACTAGCTAAAGCCAATCAATCAGAATTGTGGGTACAACTACATAACGGGGCTAAGATTCGCCTATTTGGTGCTGATTCTCCTGACAGCTTGCGTGGTAACTACATTGACGGCATCGTAATGGATGAGTATGCCGATATGAAACCCCGTGTTTGGGGTGAGATTATCAGGCCAGCACTTGCAGACAGGGGTGGGTATGCCGTATTTATTGGGACACCCCGTGGGCATAATAGCTTTTACGACATCTACAAAGGTGCTGAGAACAATCCCGATTGGTACTCCAAGACACTCAGGGCAGACCAATCAGGACTACTTCCACAGGCTGAATTAGAAGATGCCCAGCGTATGATGTCCGCAAATCAATACGAAGCTGAGTTCTTATGCTCATTTGAAGCGGCTATTCTTGGTGCGTTCTATGGTCAAGAAATGCGTAGAATCACGGACTTAGAGCGTATTACGATTGTTGACTACGACCCGATGTTTTCTTGTCATACCGCTTGGGACTTGGGATTCAATGATAGCACTAGCATTTGGTGGTTTCAGGTGGTGTACGGTGAGATACGGGTACTCGATCACCACTCCAGTAACGGTCAATCCATACCTTATTATGTCGGTTTATTATCTCAAAAAGAAGATGAATTTGGGTACAAATATGGCTACCATTACCTGCCGCATGACGCTAGAGCAAAAACACTAGCTAGTGGCGGTAAGAGCATAATCGAACAAATTTCTGCAAAAATCGACATAAAACACCTAAAAATTGTTCCAAACCTGTCATTACAGGATGGAATACAAGCAACACGACTTGCATTAACACGCACTTGGTTTGATAATAGATGTGAAGAAGGAATTGAATGTTTGCGTCAATATCAACGAGAGTGGGATGATGATAAAAAGATATTTAGGGATCGCCCAAAGCACGATTGGACAAGCCACTCAGCAGATGCGTTCCGCTATCTCAGCATTGTATGGAAAGATGAGGACAGCCCTATCCTCAAAGATTCAAGAGTTAAAGGACTTCATGTCGGGCAAACGGATGTCACGCTGAACGAGATGTGGAAAGAAACCCCTAAAATTACAAACCGCAGGATATAAAGATGGAACATACATACCAAGATTGGTACAACTGCATTGCCAGCTACGAGCGTACATTTAAAGAATGGGAAGGCAGAGCCGACAAGATTGTTAAGCGTTACCGTGACGATTCCCGTAGTCGCAACAATCCTAATGCTAAGTTCAATATCCTTTGGTCAAATGTACAAACAATCACTCCTGCTGTATTCGCTCGATTACCAAGACCTGATGTAAGCCGCAGATTCCGTGATAACGACCCTATCGGTCGTGTAGCGTCAATGATGCTAGAACGAGCATTGGAGTATGAGGTCGAGCACTACGGTGACTACGCAAGTGCTATGAAACAGGCCGTTCAAGACCGTTTATTAGGTGGTCGTGGTACAGCTTGGGTTCGTTATGAGCCACATATTGTCGGTGAAATGGGCGGTGAAGCTGAAGATATGCCTGATGATGGCTTACAAGTCACAGAAGATATTGATGAAGCTGAAACCGAAGGTGGCATCTACCGTGAGAACCAAGAGCGTATTGAGTACGAATGTGCTCCAGTAGATTATGTTCATTGGCGTGACTTTGGTTTAACCGTTGCCCGTACATGGGAAGAAGTCACCGCAGTATGGCGTAAGGTTTACATGGGCAGACCAGCCCTTGTTGAACGCTTTGGTGAAGAACTGGGCGGTAAGATTCCGCTTGATACCAAGCCTGAAACATCCAAAACATTTAACGAAAAGATGGGCGAAGGTGCATCTGAAGCCGTTGTTTATGAGATTTGGGATAAGACTACAGGTCAAGTTATTTGGCTAAACAAGTCAATGGGTAAGATTCTTGATACCCGTGATGACCCACTACAACTTGAGAACTTTTGGCCATGTCCAAAGCCAATGTTCTCTACCCTAACAACTGACAGCTTGATCCCTGTACCTGACTTTGTTCTGTACCAAGATCAAGCAAGACAGTTAGACACGCTGGCAGACCGCATTGATGGATTCATTCAGGCACTTAAAGTTCGGGGTGTATATGATGCGGCAGAGCCATCCCTTGCCCGTCTATTCTCCGAAGGCGAAAACAACGCATTGCTACCAGTTAAGAACTACGGTGCATTTAGCGAAAAAGGTGGCATGGCTGGGGCTATTAACCTAGTGGACATCAAGCCAATCGCTGAAGGCTTGCAGATGGCTTATCAAGCTATGGAGCAAGTTAAAGGTCAAATCTACGAGATCATGGGTATTGCTGATATTCAGCGTGGACAGACAGACCCGAACGAAACACTTGGTGCTCAAATTATTAAGTCCAACAACGCTTCAGGGCGTTTAAAGACTATGCAACACGATGTAGTGAATTTTGCTACAGCCCTGCTACAGATCAAAGCACAGATTATTTGCCAGCATTTTACCGATGACACCATCGTTAAGATTAGCGGTGCAATGCAATTATCTGAGCAAGATCAACAACTTATACCGCAAGCCCTTGCACTTCTTAAAAACGAACCAGCTAAGAACTTCCGTATTGAAGTTACTAGCGATTCAATGATTTATCAAGATGAGCAACAAGAAAAGCAAGACCGTGTTGAGTTCCTAAGTGCTGTAAGTCAGTTTATGCAAACCGCATTACCTGTAGCTACAAACGCACCTGAACTTACACCGCTACTCATGGAAATGCTCAAGTTTGGCGTTACAGCATTTAAAGCTGGTAAAGGTATGGAAGGTTTGATTGACGAAACCGCAGATAAGTTCCGTCAGCAGGCTAAAGCGGCAGAGGGTCAGCCAAAGCCACCTAGCCCTGAAGTGCAAAAGTTACAAATGCAGGGTCAGATGGAGCAGTCCAAGATGCAGATGCAAATGCAAATGGAACAGCAGAAAATGCAAATGCAGATGGATTTGGAAAAGGCTAAGCAAGAGTACCAAGCCCAAGAAAACCAGCTTAAATTCCAGCTAGAAGAACAGCGTAATATGATGGATCGTGAGATGGAGATTAAAGTTGCTCAGATGAAGATGAATACTGAACGCAATACTCAAGTCTTATTAGCCCACATTAATAACGGGGCAAAGATTGAGGTAGCCCGTATTGGTGCTGATGAATCAAATGGCGAGCAGGCTTACTTTACTGAGCAAGACATGGCCGCATCAATGGAGCATCCATTAAAACCTATTGCAGACGCTATTGGACAAAGTAACCAACAGATGACTTTAGCTTTGTCTGAATTGGTGAACACCATTAACGAGAACCACAATAGACCTAAACAAGTGGTACGGGGACAAGACGGCAAGATAATCGGAGTTCAATAATGGCTATTACAGTCAAGCATAAGTTTGTAAGTGCCATTCCTGACGCTGGCGATTCTACGATTGTCCAACCGTCAAACTGGAACGATGACCATGATTTAGTTGGCACTATCCCTGTAGCCAATGGCGGTACAGGTGCGGCAACCTTAACTGGTTATGTAAAAGGTAATGGCACATCCGCTATGACAGCGGCATCAACCATTCCTAATACTGATATAACTGGCTTAGGTACGATGTCCACACAAAACAGCAATAACATATCTGTTACTGGTGGATCAATTAGCGGAACAACGGTATTAGGGTATATACCAACAACAGAAAAGGCGGCCGCACTTGGTGTAGCTACGCTAGATGCTGGTGGCACAGTACCGCTTTCACAAATACCTGCAAGTATTCAAGGGGGAGTTAGCTATCAAGGCACATGGAACGCATCTACTAACACGCCTACGCTATCTAATGGCGTTGGTACTAAGGGTTATTACTATGTTGTCAGCGTGGCTGGTAACACTAATCTTGATGGTATTACTGCGTGGAATGTGGGCGATTGGGCTATTTTTAATGGCACGGTTTGGCAAAAAGTAGATAACACCGATGCCGTAACTTCTGTTAACGGTTACACAGGCACAGTAAATCTTACTTATACCGATGTAGGTGCTTTCCCTGCTACAAGCACAACTGGTACAGGTAATGTTGTATTGGCTACAGGGTCAACCCAAGCCAACCCTACCATTAGCAATTACGAAAACTTTACACCAACAAGTGCCCCTTCTTATTCAGAAGGCCGTGTTTGGTATGATAGCAGTCAACATACCCTTGCTTATTACAATGATGCAACAAACAATCTTGTCCATGTAGGTCAAGAAGTACAAATTAAAGTTGTTAACAATACAGGTTCAACTATTACTATTGGTGCACCTGTTTATGTAACTTCTACACCAAGTGGTCAGATTTATCCAAATGTGGCTTTAGCTAAAGCAGATAGCGTTGCTACATCATCGGTATTGGGATTAGCAACACAAGCCATTGCAAATGGTGCTATTGGATATGTTACTGCTTATGGTATTTTGCAACCTTGTAATACAGGCACATTTAATGTAGGGGATGTATTATATTTAAGCCCTTATTCAGCTGGCGTATTAATGAATACAATACCGCCAACTGGCAATGCAATTATTGTTGGTGTAGTGGCTTATAAAAATACTCCTAATGGCAGTATTTATGTAAAACAAGAAAATTCTTATATTGTTTCTGCTGGAACAATTACAGGTCAAGTAGCGGTAGCAAATGGTGGTACAGGGGCATCTACCCTTACAGGGTATGTCAAAGGTAGTGGCACAAGCGTTATGACCGCTTCTTCTACCATCCCAACTACAGACCTATCAGGCACAGTAACCAACGCACAATTAGCTAATTCAGCTATTACCATTAACGGCACAAGCACAAGTCTTGGTGGTTCAATTAGCGTAGGAACTGTTACTAGCGTTACAGGTACAAGTCCTGTTGTATCTTCAGGTGGCAATACTCCTGCTATTTCTATGCCAGCCGCCACCACATCTGTAAATGGATACTTAACAAGCACCGATTGGAATACTTTTAACAGTAAAGGTAGTGGAACGGTTACTAGCGTAGGTTTATCTGCACCAGCAATGTTTACGGTTAGCGGTTCACCTGTAACTGGTTCAGGAACATTGGCTTTATCTTATAGTGGTACAGCTTTACCAATAGCTAACGGTGGAACTGGGCAGACAACTGCCAATGACGCATTTAACGCACTAGCCCCAAGTCAAACAAGTAATGCTGGTAAATACCTTACTACTAACGGAACAACTACTTCTTGGGAAACCGTAGGTGGCACTACTTATACAAGAACATCCTTTACTGCTACCGCATCTCAAACTACATTTAGCGTAACCTACACCGTTGGTTTAATTGAAGTTTATGTCAATGGTGTATTGTTAAATGGTGCTGATTACACAGCTTCTAATGGTACAAGCGTAGTATTGGCAGAAGCGTGTAGTGCAGGGGATATTGTTGAAACCATTGCTTTTGCATCATTTAGCGTAGCAAATACCGTAAGTTCATTAAGCGGTGGAACTACAGGATTAACTCCCTCATCCCCATCTACAGGAAATGTAGTTTTGGCTGGAACACTTGCCGTAGCAAATGGTGGTACTGGAGTAACTACTTCTACTGGTAGCGGTGCAAATGTTTTAGGCACATCCCCAACATTAGCATCACCAACTATTAGTGGTGCTGTTTTAAGTTCTATGGCTAGTAGCGTAATCACAAGCGGTACTGCACAGGCATCTACATCAGGCACAATTATTGAATTTACTGGAATTCCTAATTGGGTTAAGCGTATTACTGTAATGTTTAATGGTGTTTCTACTAATGGCACAGCATTAGTTATAGTTCAAATCGGCTCTACAACATATACCACATCAGGGTATCTTTCAAGTGGTTCTCAATCAGGTGCATCAAATCAAGTTACGGGATTGTCTGCTACTACTGGATTTTTAACTACTGCTGGTGGTAACGCATCAAATATAGCTTCAGGTGCAACTACTTTAACTAACATTACTGGCAATACTTGGATTTCTTCTGCCAGCATGGGTTTTACCAATACGACTTTTGGTGGCGTTGCTGGCGGTACAGTTGCCCTTTCAGGAGTTTTGGATAGAGTTCGTGTAACTACAGTAGGTGGCACAAACACTTTTGATGCTGGTTCAATTAACATAATGTACGAGTAAAAAATGACTATTCCACGCAATCTATCGTTTTTAGCCCAAGATTATGTTCAATCTACTGGCAATCTAACCACTCCGCAAATCATTGCTTCTAACGGGTTATTTCTTAACAACAATACTATTTCTTTAAGCTACACAATTCCAACAGGTCAAAATGGTATGAGTACAGGGCCAATAACCATAGCTTCAGGACAAGCTGTAACAGTTTCTAGTGGGTCACGCTGGGTAGTCTTTTAATGTTTTCAACGGCTTTTCAAGCTAATGCGTTTCAAGTAAATGCGTTTCAAATAGCTGGTACACCACCGCCTACCAATGATTTAAGGGGTGGGGATGATGCTTCTTGGACAGCCGATGATTTAAAGAGATTACGCAAGTTATCTGCCAAGATTGCCGAAAGACAGCGTAAGCTAGAGCAAGCAACCAAAGATGCAAAGGCAGATCGTAAGAAAGCGTTTAAGGAACAGATTGATCCAACGCCTGTTGCAAAAGTTAAGCAATCTAAAGTACAATCAAAACAAGAGGTTAAAGCTGATATACCGTCAGTCGATACACAAGAATTACAGCGGTCTATAAGCTACCTTGAAAACCAACGGAATAACATCCTTGCGGCAGTAGCTTACAGAAACCAGCAAAGGCTCATACAAGAGCAATTGTTATATAT